AATATCCATCTCTACCAGTTACTGATTCGTGGCCTAAACGAACCCACTCCATAACTGCTTGAGCTCCAGATGGTACAATAGGATCATATAACTCAATAGTCATAGCTTCCCATGCACTTTTACCTTTGACATATCTTTGAACATTGATATGGTCAAGTTTGATTTCTTCAGAAGTAATTTTAGGTCTAGCTGCAGTCTTAATAAGATAAGCAGGTATACCTTCTATATACATAATAAATCTATTTTGAACCTTTGGTTCAAATGGTGTAAACATTATTTCAGTTGGGTCTAATAATTGAGCCATTATATTTCTCCATTTTTATCAATTTTGACATTTTCGTCAAAAATTCTGTATTCAATAATAAATAGTTAATTATAAAAAAAATCCCCAACTTTTGTTGAGGATTTTTCTTTTTTTTAACCTTATAGGACGGAAAGATTAAATATTATTCTGGGAATGCAGCTCCAGTAGGTAGGATGCTGAAATCAAGAACAATAAACTCAGCAGTTCTTGTAGGTTGAACAAATATTTGACCATATAAGATATTTCTATCTATTAAATCAGGTGTATTATTTGATTCATCCATAACAACTTTAAATGCTGATAAACCACTATTAGCTTGAACAGATTCCAAGAATGGATTAGCGATATTCAAGAATCTTTGTCTTGTTGACGCTGTATTTTGTTCGAATACTAAATATCTTGAAGCAGAAGCGATAAACTTCTTAACTTTAATTAATAGTCTTCTTACATTCACTCTGTCAAGTGCAGATGGTTTACCTTGTAGAGTTTTTTGCCCCCAAACAACAACTCCTTGACCAGGAAATGATGCGATTGGGTTAACTCTATCTTCATATAAGTCATCTCTCTCTGCGTGTGTTAGTCTTGTTTCTGCTTCTACTACTTCAGTCAATCCACCACGATTCAATCCAGCAGGAGCGAACCATTCGTGAGATACTTTATCTGTATATGCAATCACTCCACCCAATACTACTGAAGGTGGTACCCATACTGGTTTAGATAATGTTGTATCTACTATCTTAACCCATGGCCAATAAGTGGCTGCGTAATTAGTATCTAATGTTGAAACAGCGCCTGTAGCATCTGCTATTGTTTTACCTAAGATTGTGCAATCCATTAAATAGAAACAATCACCTCTATCTTCACATATGTTAATAGTATGTGTTATAATAGAATCGTGAACACCTTGAACTATACCAGGAGTGATTATAAGGTTTACATCAAACTCATCAGGATTAGAAACCGAATTAAGAGCTTTCTTCCAAGCTTTTTGACCTTCTGAGGTAGCACCTGAGAAAGAGAATCCACTTGAATTACCTGTTGAGATATCCTCACCCATATTCATTGACCTAGCAGGATTGAATCCATCAAATCCCCATTGTAGACCTACAGTAAACTTTCTTTGATTAACATGCGAATTAGCAAGTGTTAATAAATCAGAACCTGTAGCATATCCACTTGGAGCATCTGCTGTTCCATAAACAGAATTTAGACTAAATGAACCAGTATCATGTGTTCCAGAGTTTTTTGCTATAGGACCAAAATACTGACTATTTAGACTATTAACTTTTAAGTCATCTAAATTAATTCCATAATGACCTTTCAAATTAAATACTGAATCAATTTGTTGATTAGTTTTAAATGAAGGTGCTGGGAATACATTTACACCCGACGCACTTGCTGGGTTACTATATTTAGAGTGACCATATGGAACTAAATCCTTTGGAAACGATTCTATTGTGTCATATGAAGCTGGTGATACATAAACATATTTACTTTTATTAGCATAGTTTCCACCATACTTTATTTTACCAGCAGCATCAATAGATTTTAAGTATCTATCACCAATAACTTTTAGAACAAAATTACTTGAATTTGGATCTAAATTCATATTTTGAAATGATTCTAATACTTCTTGTGATTTGTCTGTATCTGTATATTTTCTTACAGCCAATGAGAACGAACCATACTCTGAACCAGCGATTGTTCCTGCAGCTTTAATATTATATAATGATACTTTTATATCTTGATTTACATTACTACCATGATTTATCGATTTAATTTGAAATAGTGAATCACTATTTTGAGATAATATCATTGGTGTATATGCCTGTGAATATTCAGTAGAACTAAAATCAATTATTGATGATGCACCCTTATTGATTGTTAGAGCGTGTGCACTTGCAGCAGAACCAACACCATCTTTATATGGTTTATATCCAGCATCATTAAATAGTTTATAACAATAAACTGGTTTTAATTTTGATTGTGGATCTGTTCCAAATACTTTTTCAATATGGTTATCTTTTGCTGTATCAAAAGAACAACTAAATGTTGCGTTAGCAACTGCACTACCAGTTATTGATATTGCAAAACTACTTGTAGCTGCTGGAGCAGCTGGTGATACTGATGATGCACCTAAATCAGTAGCAGTAGCAAAGCTGTTAAATGCACTTGGTGCTAAAACAGCTAATACTTCTTTAGTATTGTTATTTGATATAATAACAGATTTAGCTATTGAATATCCATCTAGACCTAAACACCTAACTATTGTTACAGTTCCTGCGCTTCTCAAATAACTTTGAACTGCGTAAGGAACATAATAATTAGGATTTGTACTTCCGAATTTTTGCTCGAAATCAGCAAAACTTTCTATGACTGTTGGAACAAAAGCGGGTCCCTTTGCTGTCGTTCCAATTATTACCGCGCCTATTTCACCTATACCTTGTGGTAAAAAAGATAAATCTTTTTCTTTGGTAAATACACCCGGAGATACGATTTTTTCTGCCATTGAATTTCTCCTTCATTAACGTTAACGAATAATTTCATTTTATACTGTTGAGGTTTAAAACAGCTAATAGTTGGCCATTAACTATTGATTTTACTCATAGATAAATATATAATGAAATTCCCAAAACACATATTTTTATATACGTATTTGTATTTTTTTCATGTATTTTCTTAACTATTTGGAGCAGCAGATGGTGCAGTTCCAGTATCAGCAGTTTCTTGTGCTGGTGCTGGTGTAAATTCACCTGTATTTATATCCAACGAACCTGCGCCATACTTATCATTCAATGATTGAACTAATTCTTGTTCTGATTTTTGTAATTCAGTATAATCATTTTCAAGTTTAGCTTCAGCTTCGTCAAGTTGTGCGAATTGTTGTTCCATTATAACTCTTTGAACTTTTAATCTACCAAATGCATCCGTAGTTCCAGCATATTTTTGTTGTAACTCTTGGATACTATTTAGTTCTTCTTGTGTAAACTTTGTAGTTTCTGCCATAACATTTTCTCCTAATCTAATTTATTTTCATCGCTATGTGTGATATGACTTAATGTCAAGTCATATATAAATATATACAAGTTTTATAAAAACCTATTTTTTTCTGAATATTTTTTCAGAATCTATTGGTTCACCCTCTTTTAATACAATTCTAGCAGGTGAAACTTCTTTTTGTGTTAATACCTCATAATCTAATGATTCAGGAATTAAATAACCATTAATTGTTAATGTAAACTCTGTTTTAACCAATCTATCAGAATCAGTTGATATTTCTAATTGGTCTTCAAAACTATCTATTGATGTTCTAAATCTAAATTTATTTGGTTCACCCCAATATCTACCTTCACTATAAGATACATTTTCTACAATATTATTCATCTGTTCTACATATTCTGTATAAATCTGACAAGTATAATTTATCTTATGAAAGTTTGGCATCGCTAGAGAGTAAAATTCCTTCTTTGGTATTAATCCATTTTGAAGAGTAAATCTATCATATCTATTAACATCTGTATATTTTTTTTCAAACATATATCTTAATTGGTTACCATCAAAAGATTTAACCTGCATTTGTTCATCTTTTTGTAAAGAATTTCTTTTAAATACTATAATAGGAAATAAAACCTGACCTTTAACATCTCTGAATACCCCATCCTTTTGAATAGCAGACCATCTTTCAGGAGAAGCGTATCTTAATGGAACATTTATTATCTCATCATTCTCTTTTACTTTAGGTTTTATAACTTTATCAAAATAATACATAATGGTTTTATCTATATCCATTAAAGTTACAGATATATTTCTAACCTTATCTTTATCTCTTCTGACTTGCTTGGCTCTATTGACTTTTTTCTTTGAAGATGGAGCTTTTGGTTTTTTATTAATAGGTCTATCTGGTCTTAATCTATTTGCCATTATTTATTCCTCTCATCTAAACCTAAACGACTTCTTCTTGTCATATGACATACTGCTATAAAGTCGTGATTCTTTTCAACATCACCACCTAATAATTTATTTTCATTTATAGAATTAATTTCAAAATATGCATAATTCCAATTAATAACATCACCAATTTTGGGTCTTACATTTAAATCTACTAATTTATTTCTTAGAAATGCAAAAGAAACAGCTTGACCAGCACTAGGACCTAATTCAGTAGTCTGATAATTAATATCTTCGTGAGAAATTAAACAAGGTATTTTAACGGGTTTTTTATAATTTTTTCCTCCCCCTTTAGCCTCACCATAAATATTTGTTTCAGTTTCCTCTACTGAAACACTATATAAAGTACAAGTTGTAGATACAACATCTTCAACCAACTCTTTATTAAATTGATCTATTGCGTTATTATCTCTATCTGACCAAAATCTACCTGCCATAATATTATCCTATGTAAATTTTAAGAGGAACTTTCTTTAATATTTCTTGAGTGTGTTCAGCTTCTTGAGCTTCCTCTTCCATTATCTCATTAGAAGTTGATTGTTCTAACATCTCTCTCAATGTAGTAACTAATGCCTCTTTTTCAGCGGTTGCTTCTGACCTTAATGTATCACCATCCATATTTGTTTCTGATCCAGGTATTGGAATTGTTCCATATTTACTTCTAATTATACCAAGTAATTCTTTACATAATGCTAGTGTATATTTTCTTATCCATTGTTGTCCGGGATCATTAATTTCTTTGTATACCATATTATCATATCTAACATTAGAAAAATCAGATTGAACTCCTGAATAACCACCTTCTGTACTACCAGTAGCTTCACTTGTCATAGTCTTCCATCTATCTTCTTTTAAGATATACTGAAAATATACTTTATATTCACTTGTTGGTTTTGGGAATAATCTTAATTTATTATTAATTAATTCAAAAGTAAAGGAAGATTTTCTAATTTGGTCATTCAATTCAATAGCTTGTGTTCTTAATATATCTGCGTTTATCGGCATCATTGTAAATGTAATCGCTGGTGAATCACCACCAAATCCAAAACCATCTAACATATTTTGATATCCAGTTCCAGTTCCAGCATATGGATCAAAGTATCTTGCTATCGCTGGTGTTCCTTCGTGGAAAATTCTTTTTATTTCTATAGCTTTATTGTTTTCGTTTTTTGATGCCCAATCATTTAAATCATATACTTGACTACCCGAATTTACTGTTACAGATCCCATCTTCCAATCAACAGAACCACCAACTCCAGCCTCTTGACCATAATTTTCCGAAACAGTTATAGCTCTTCCTAAATCTGATACAACAGTATGTGTAAAATTAGAAGATGTAGGAGCACCTTGTAATTTCATTATATTTTCTTTAATATTATATTGGTTTACTATAGTAGAATATTCGGTAACAGCTTCTTCAAAACAAGCATACATTTGTTTACCTTCTAATTCAACATCCATAATAGGATAACCTAATCTTTTAGCACACCACGTAGCAGTTTGAACAGAATGTGTTACATATGTAGTATCTGCTGTATAAAACTGAAATGGTGTATCTATTGCCTCTGTGAGTGAACCACTACCAGGCCAAATTGTTCCTGCTGCCATAATATTCTCCTAAATATTCTTTCTTCTCTTATATAAATATAAAGATAAATAGAAAAGGGGGAGTAAAACTCCCCCTTAACCATTATTATGTGATATCCTTAACTAATAATTAAAATTATATAGCTTCTGGAGATTTAACCACAATCTTACCATAGAACTCAGGTCTTACTATTTTCTTAGCATACCTTGTCATTACACCTTTTCTAGGTTGGAAGTTCTTTGGATCATATACTAGAGGTGTCATAATAAGTGGAATATAAGGAGCGTATACCGCGCCTGTTTCAAGGAAGTTACTTCCTCTGAATCCAGTTAATATTGTATTCTCTTGCATATATGGATTTTTATATACTGTCCATCTGTTAGATAATGTTCCAACTTGTTGAACACCCATAGCGAACTGTGAGTTTGTTCCGTCAGTATTAGCACTATATCCAGGAATAGATTCGATAACAGTAGCTACATCAGGTCCACATACTAGGAAGTTTGCACCACCTCTCATTGTTTTCTGATGAATCTTGTTACTTACTCTTTGTATTTTATTACCAAGAGTTGCGAACCAATCGTTTTTACTATAAGCGTATCCAGCAACATTAGTTGCGTTATCGAATACACCAGTAGCTGAATTGTACTCTTCACCTATTTTAGCTGACCAGTATTCTGTTGTGGATGCATTTGAAATCAACATATCAAGGATTTCTAAATCGATTTCCATTGAGATGTATTCAGATAACATTGAAGTTAACTCAGCTTCAGCGTCTACACTATGGTAAGCGTTTAAGTCTTGAGCTAATTCAGGTGTCCAAACAGCTTTTAGTTTTCTGGTTTTAGCGATGATAGGTTCAGAACGCATTTCAACATCGATTTCTGGGATGCCGATATCTGTTTCAGGATTTGCATCAAATCCAGCAGCAGATTGTTCGAAATCACCTCTACTTTGATCAGAAGCGTTTTTAACAATATATGATAATGTGTTACCATTACCTACAGTACCAGTACCTCTATAGTAAATAGAAGCAGTTCCTGCAGTTACAGTTGCGTTACCATCATATGATGTATACTCATTTATAATAGCACCAGGTGCGCCATGTTTATCAAGAACTCTGATAGCATCAACATCTAAATCTGATGGTAAATTCCAGATTTGAAGTTTATATACAGCACCACCGGATCCTGTTGTATCAAAGTTGATTTCTTTAGCACCATCTGATACTAATGTTTCTGCCATTGTTGCAGTTGCAACTGAGTATGAACCTGTAGAGTGAGTATATCCATATCTACCAGCACCATAAAGACCGCCAGAAGCGTCTTCATTTTTTGTGTTAGTTGTTCCATGAATATTACCAGTACCTAATGCAGATTCATTACCTGCGATTCCACCATATTTAAAGTCTAAGAAAAATACTAGACCAGAAGGTAGATTCATAGGTTGAACTGAAACAAAGTCTTTTGCTGCGATTTCACCAAAGATTCTTCTAACCAATGGAAGAGCAACACCAGACCATTCTTCTTTTGAACCACCAGTACCTGTTTTAGAAGCTTCGTCAATTAACTGTCTTGCTTGGTTTTCAAGTAATACCGACATACCAGCTTTTTCAGTTTCATTGCCCATACCTTCTAACAGACCTGTTTCGTTCCATTTTGATATCAATTTACGTGATTCTTCTAACTGCTTCTTATAAGGATTGTAGCCGTTATTCATAATATCACTTAATTGATTTTGAGCTTTATTATTCATTTTATTTTCTCCTTGAAAATATTTTAATTGTGAAAAACTTAGTCATTTAAACCAGCAAGCTTTTTAAATCTGTTTGCTAAATCACCACCTTCAGAAATTACTTTCTTTGGTTTTGTTGAAGCAACAGGTTTAGAAGCTGAACCCTCATTCATTTTAACTTTTTTCACTCTGGAAACACCACCGGCGTATCCATATGATTCAGCTAATGTAGAATATACAAGTTTAACTTCTCTTAAATTGTTTGCTCTATCAAAAGTTTCAACAACTTTTAGTTTTTCATCATTGTTTAAATTAAATGCCTTGAACAACTTATTTGTGAATAACAACTTAGCATTTAAAAGATTGACTTCATTAAGTTTAGATCTTAAGAATTTGATAACTTTTCTATGTTCACCTAAATCAGATTTAAGTTGAGTAACTTCTTCAACTTCTTCACCTTCTTCAGCTTCTTCTTCTTCAGATAAAGATTTAAGAATTTCTTCAAGGTCGATGTTTTCATCAACTTCTTCTTCTTCAGTTTCTTCTTCTTCAGTTAAATCGATGTCAAGATTTTCATCCATAGAATCTGATTTTACACCAGCTCCTTGTGGATCTTCTTCATCGCCTGAATCAGCAACATTTACTTTGTTATCACCACTTCCGATATTAGAAGAATCAGATTGTTCATCTATTTCTTCGTCTTCTTCAGCTTCTTCTTCTTCAGAAACTTCATCTTCACCCTCTTCAGCTTCTTCGCCTTCAAGTTCTCTGATTATAGCTTCTAAATCAAGATCTTCTTCGTATTCGCCTTCTTCAGCTTCTTCCTCTTCATCAGTAGACATCATTTCTTCAGACTCTTCGTCTTCATCATCGTCATCATCGTCATCACCTACATCAACAGCAACGTCTTTTTCATCACCACCGTCTTCTGCATCTGGTTCTTCAGATGGAACTTCGTCTTCTTCTTCAGCAGGAACTTCCTCTTCATCAGCTGCCATCATTTCTTCAGCGTCTTCTTCTTCTTCAGCAGGTATTTCTTCACCTTCTTCTGCTTCACCTTCTGTTTCAGACTGAATTTTTTTAGATAACATTGACTGAATCTTTGGAGTAAAAGCTTCTTCTAATGCTAATTTTGCATTCACTAAAGCTGTTTCACGAACTGCTTTAGCATCTGCTATAACGTTTTTTAAAAGATCATCCATTAGATTTCTCCTATTATTATTTGACTATTGGAATAAAGTTATTGGAAACTTTAATAGAATTATTAATATTCGGTTACACTATATGATAGTTGAAATAACTGATAGTGTATTCATTTACATATATAAATATAAACTACATATGAAAAAATGTCATATTTTTATTATTTTTTCTGACTTTCTGGTCTAACTCTATAACGAGCTCTAGCGATTGCTCTTTTCTCTCTACGTTTTTCTGATGGTTTTTTGTAGTATTGTTTTTCTTTTAAGTCATAGAGTAACTTACTTTCTTTAACTTTCTTTTTAAATACTTTAAGTGCCCCTTCTATATTATTATTATAGACTTCAACACACAATCCTTGCATTTGTTTTTTCTTTGGTCTTTTTTTGAAACCCTTTTTCTTATAACCTTGTTTGTTATATTTCATATAACCTCCATTATTAAATTGTCAACTAACAATAAGTATTACCCTCAAGCATTTTCTTCAAATTCACTATCATCATTTTCGTTTTTCTTTTTCTTCATAGCTTTTTCAGCAGCATCCATTTTAGCATTTGCCGCATCAGCCGCTGACATCATTTTATTTTCTATGTCTTTAGCTCCACCCGGTTTTGCTTTTCTTCCACTACCTTTACCACCTTCATCCAACTCATTGATTTCGTAATACCTACCTAAAACTTTTCCCATATCTTCATAAAGACCTTCCATTCTTTGTTGTAATGTATGTGCTTCTTTTGCAACTTTATGGAATTGGTCTGAATAAGATTTTAATTCTTTCATATTTCTACCAACAGTAATTTTATCAAAACTATCTTCAGTTTCTTTAACTGCATGAACATTTGCATTCTTAGCTATCTCTGATAATGTATTTGCTAATTCAGCTAAATCGTGTTCTCTATAAATAGCTTTACCATAAGAAGAATAATTTTTTACACTTTCTAAAAATCCTTCTGTATCAAATTCCTGCTCTTCTTGAAAACTTTCAATTAATTTTTTTAATTTTAGTTTTGACATCCTTATTCTCCTATTGTATCATTCCAATAACAGCATATGCTATCATTGATAATAATGTTGGGAAGATAATCCACATAGCTTTTGTTACTGCTGTTTTAAATTGTTTTAAATCAGTAACCTCTTGTGGGTCTATCTGTCTTCTCCAATATGTATTTTTGTTTATTCTTACTACTAACCCATCTTCAGGATCAGTTATTAAATTATTTATTTTATATAATGTATCAGCTAACTTTTCAGAGCCTTTTTGTAGTTCTTCTAAATGAGCTCTACATATATCCAAATCTCCATTTGGTAAAGAATCTTCTATTCTCTCTAATGCTTCTAAAATTTCCTTGTTCGTTGCCATACATAATCCTCACCTATTTGGTTCTACTTGATTTTCCTTTTTTTCCTTTAAAGTAACTTCTAAATCTATTAATAATTTTATCTCTTGTTAACAATGATATTAAAAATTCTGTTTCATATGGGTGAGCTCTTCTAGCATCACCTGTTTTTAATCCTCTTATAATATCAAAAAAATCTATTTGACCACTCTTAGCTCCTTGCATCCAAGCTTTTACTACTCTATGCTGAACTTTTCTTAAATCTTGAGCCATTTGTTTTAACTGACCATCTATAATATTTTTAGCTTCACCTGAAGAAAACTTCTGTAAAAATACTCCTTGATTTTTACTATCCCCATCTTTTCTTTTTGGGTGTGGTTCAAAATTACCACCTAAATCTATATTAGATGCAAAACCTAATTCAGAAACAATTTTCTTCTTTTCAGATTCAGTCAACTTTTTCACTAGTCATTCCATCTTGAACCAGTAGGAGGACCTGTTTGACCTTGAGCTTTTCCATCATAAAGAGCACTTCCTTCATAATACCCACCGAATGTACCTTCTAAAGAATCATTCTTTGTATATTCCATACCAGTTAAATTTTTATAAGAGGTTTTAAATTCAGCTAATGAACCTGATAATTTATTCCAACACCCATTATGCCATACTTCTTTTTCCATTCTTATTCTCCACTTAAAATATCAGTAACTATATTTTGTAGTTTACTGTATTTATTTTGTTTAGTATTATTATTATGAGTAACACCTTCATTAACTGGATGTAAAAAAGCACCATGTGTAGATGGGTTTGATACAAAATCAAATGCAATAAGTTCAAAATCTGGTTGAACTTTAACAGTCGGTGCTCCATCTTCACCTTCACCTAATTCCTCAACTGAACCTAAACCTCTTGATGATATTCCAAGTTTAATTCCAGATTTAAATAATTCTTTTAGTATATTTCCACTTGGTGTAGATAATACTTCAACTTTACCAATCAAATCATCACCTTCCCAATCCATACTAACAACATTATGAGATACATTATTTAAATTTACAACAGAAGAATCAGGATGGTCTAATTCACCAAGAGCTCTTCGTTCTTTAACTTGAACAGAAGCATATTTCTTTGCTTCTCTATGTAAAGTATCTTTTGGATATATTCTACCATTTTGATTTTTAGCATTTGCTCTTTGTAGAACACCCTTTACAATCAACCTACCATCATTTTCTGATATAGATTCGTTGATTGCTTCTCTTGATATTTCAAAAGGTAAATAATCTACTATCAAGTTTTTATTCTTAGCCATTGTTATTACTCCTTAACTCTTCTTTAATGTATTTTTTTATAATATTTTTTAACTTCAACTCTTCTTTCATTTGTTGTTTTTTAGATTTAATAAATTCGTTAGCCAAATATCTTTCTTTACCATAAGATGCTTTCGCCCATTTTTTTCTTAAAGTAGTTGGCATTGATTCATAATCTTCTGACATATTATTATTAACAAACCAAGCTACTCTACGACAATCAGCATTAACAAGTTTTTTATATCTATTCTCTTCAAGAGTTTTCATCCAAACTTTAATTTCTTTAACTGTTACTCTACCCATTGTATTCTCCACAATTTTATATCCTGTACTGTTTGTAGAATTTTCTTTTTCTTTATCTTTATCCATTTTTCTTTTACTTGAAAAAGCCATAGGTGTAGAATAAGCCGCTACAGCAGAAGAAGTTGTCGCTTCTTCAATTTCATCTTCGAATTGAAGTTCTTCATCAATAATTTTATTTAATGATTCCCAATTCATTAGATTACTTTCTTTTTGATTTTTTTAGTTACATGTCTTAATTCTTTAACTAATTCATAATACCTCATTAAAGTTAAAACATTTTTATCTTTAACACCTTTGTTTTTAGTTCCAACTAATGAATTTACTTGTTTATAAGCTTCATTAACTTTAATTTTAGAAACTTTATCATTAATTGTAGGAATTAAGGCTTTTAAAATTTTCTTCACTTTACTTGCTTCTTCGTTTAAAAACTCTCTTAAAGAATTTGTATTGGAGATATTATTTATATATTCTTTAAGTAATTTTTTCTGAATTGTATTTAAATTTTTGTATCGTGAATTAAAGTTATCTACAAGAATCTTATATGATAAAAGTCTTAAATCTTTATCTTTCTTCTCATATTGAGCAATTTCTCTTGATTTTTGTTCTTGTATTTTTTTCTGTTTTGTTCTATCTTTCAATATATGTTCTACAAGTGTATTTCTATGTCTAACTATATCTGTTGGATAAAAATTATCTTTTGATGATTCTGTTAAAAATAATCCATAGATAGAAGCTCTTACTTTGTAATTGTTTATTTGAGATCTGAAGAAGTCTTCAGTAGAATATTGTTCTCTAATCTCTTTTATTAAATTATATTTTTCTCGTCTAAGTGAAGCATTAGAAATTTTTGTTCTTGATTTCAGAACCTCATCAAGAAACCTATTTGCTTGAGCTTCAGATGTAAATGATTCATTTAAAACCATATTATATAACTGTATCTCTTTTCCTAACGGTTTACTAGATGAAAAATATTTCTTAACAAGTTTTGCGGCAAATGCATTTTTGTTATCGTTTAATATATCAGCCGTTATTTGTCGTAGTAACAATTCAAATAAGATACCTGTATTTTTTATCTTATTGTGCTTAATATTTTTCATATTTAATATCTCCAATTAATGATACTATTATTCATATATAAATATAAGTATTTTAAA